GGTGTATTACTAGGTTGTCTGCGCCTGTGTAATAGCTACTAGGCGTACTAGTACCAATACCCATGTTGCCTGATGATCCTTCAACAAATAACGCATGGGTGTTGCCATCTGACTCGACGCGGAAGTCAGAGTCTATTCCGGGATTGTTGATAACAACCTCTGTGGCGCTAGCCTCCATTCTTACTCTGTCGGTTCCTCCAACTAGCGTGTGTAGCTCCCAATAGCCTTGTTCAGAACCGCCAGTAACTGTTTGAGGGTAAGCAACTTGATGGACATAATCTGTTTTATTTCCACCATCATCTTCACCAGAAAAAACAATTTTTCCAATAGTGTCAAAGTTAGCGGGGCTTGCAGAGTTTCTAAATAAGTCTAGGACTGGCCCAACAGCAGCATCAGCGTCCGTGCTTGCGAGAGTAAGTTGTGTCGTGTTATCAGCAGTTGTGAAGGTGGCATTAGTGCCTGTCAGTGCACCAGTAACTGCCAAAGTACTTGGCGTAGTCAAAGCACCAGACAATTTAGCCGATGTGACAGTTCCATCATCTGGAGTCCCTACACCGAAAACCACCGTTCTAGCAACCATGACTTCGATGGCCGAGCCACTTGGGGGCGGGGTCGAGAAGCTCAGGGTTGATCCAGAAACGGAGAAGTTTGCCTTCGATTGATACACTCCAGAAATAAACACTGAGCATTGATTTTCGTTTGTCGGGGCGGCACTTAGCGTATAAGCAGTTGTTGAACCATTGCCTGTAAAGTTGTTAAGTAAGAAGTCCGTACTTTCCTGAACGGGTGCAACGGTTGCCGCTGTAATTTCAATCAAACTACCAGCGTCTGGAGCCTCTGTGAAAGTTAGCACCTGCCCCGACATCGCATAAGCAGCCTTCACTTGGTACACGCCATCTATGTATGCAAGAGTGTTCGACAGGTCAGGTGAGGTAGTAAGCGTGTAGGCAACAGTAGAACCATCACCAGTAAACGAGTTGACTCTCAAATCCGCTGCACCACCACCGATCTCACCCCAAGTTGTTGAGTAGCCTTCAAACTTATCTTCGGTGGTGTTGTAACGGAACATTCCGGCAACACCTGTCGGACGCTGGGCAGTCGTTCCTGCCGACATGGTTACTGCTGTTGTCTCGTCAACTATCAGCGGCCCAGTCATAGTGCCACCAGCTTTAGGTAAAGCCGCATTAGCTGTTGTGGTTGTACTGGTTAGTACAGCATCACGGGTAGCAATGTCAACGCCGTCAACTGTAGAGTTTGTAGTGATGGCTCCGGTGAAAGCTGCTCCTGATAGGGCTGCTTTGGTGGCTATAGAATTCGTAACGGTGGTTGAGAAATTAACGTCATCGCCCAACGCTGCCGCCAGTTCATTTAGAGTATTAAGGGCCGCTGGCGAACTATCAACAAGATTTGAAACAGCGGTATCCGTGTAGCCTGTAAAGTAGCTTCCTTCTTGCCCATCGAGCAAGTCAGCGTCTAGACCTGTGCCTGCGCCGTCCACTGTTTTAATTGCAGTCAGTAGCTGTGCTGGAGTTTGATCTGCTGTGGCCGATGCTTCAATGCCGCTCAGTTTGGTAAATTGTGCATCTGTGAAAGCATTGGTTTCTGCCTGGTAAGCCGACTTAATTTGTGCGCCTGTTTGATCTGCTGTGGCATTAGCTTCTATGCCATCTAGCTTGGCTCCGTCGGTAGCTACGTCCCGACCGTCAAAAGTAGAGTTAGTGGTTATGGCTCCCGACATCGCACCCCCAGATTTAGGTAGCGATACTGAAACCGAGTTGGCGGCATCCGCTGCACTGACAGCGGCAGCATCTTTAGCAACCACCGCAGCGGCTCTGGCAGTCTCTGCATCAGCAGCTTTGGAAGCCGCTGTGACTTTGCTGGCTTCGGAGGCAGTCGCTGAGTTTGCACTAGCAGTCGCTGAGTTTCCGCTCGTAACTTTTGAGGCTTCAGAAGCTGTGGCGGAGGTAGCCGAAGCTGTCGCAGAGTTGGCCGAAGCAGTCGCGCTCGATGCGCTATTGGTCTCTGCGGTTTCGCTATTTGTCTCAGCGGTTTCTGCATTTGTCTCAGCAGTTTCCGCAGCAGTTTTAGCGGCCAAAGCCGCCTGCCGCGAAACCTCACTAGCTGCTGCCGAGGCCGCATTAGTGCTGACATTTGCAGACGCAGATGCGGCACTTGAAGCTGCTGAAGTGGCACTAGCTGCTGCTGCGGTTTCGCTGGCTGCGGCTGCGGCTGTAGAACTTTCTAACGCAGTTGTATTTTCAGCACTGATGCCAGTGCCGCCAAAGAACGAAGATTTAGCCATGTTTGGAGACTCTTTTTTATTTAAGTGTACGCTGGACGGATTTGTTGCAGAGTGCCTGATTGCTCTTGCTCAAAAGCTTGTGTTTGTATCTCTGAGCCGAACGCTGCGTACTTAGATTCCCATATGTCTGAACGCTCATCTAAATAATAATCAGACGCATAGGTCAGGGCGGCATAAGTTAAAAGGTCAGGGGCAATTTGGCTGAGTATGTTTTCATCACTGTCGGCCACTAGGTCTGTGAAGAGCGCGTAGTAGTTAAGCACCAAGTCACCGCCAGTAGGCTTCGGGTGTAGCAAAAAGCTACTGCCTTCTCTTGAGAAGAACAGTGGGTTACCTGTCTCGCCAGTAGCAATGTTCTGTTGCATTTCGCGCATCGGCAACTTAGTCAACGCTCGATTTAAATAGTAGATATCGATGGCTTCTAGGAAGTTGGTTGGCAAAGTTACTTTAGATGTAGCAGAAGTAAAACTGTAAGTGTGCTGGGCTTCCATCGATGGGATTCTCAGGCTTCTTTGTATCCTGGCAATACCCTGATCGATAAAAGTGTTAGCAAGGGCATCAGTGATATCTGATCGATTAAGCAATGCTTTGAAGTGTGTACGGATTTGACCGTAGTTCATTTTTACACCTGCTTTTTAGTCGTTATGAATGCTTCTAAATCCTGTTGCTTTAGTCGCATCAAGATCGCTTTTGGGTCTTCTTTCATCATGTCAAAACCTTCACGAAGCCACTGCTCATAGACTGAGACAGGCACTTCAGCAACACTCATAAATTCACCTTCTTTTTGATTCAGTGAGTTTTCACGCTGTCTGCGTAGAGTGTCCAAGAATGACGGGGCAATATACTGGGTCTGTTCAATGACATTTTCATCGCCTTTGTGTTCAAACATAAAGCGGTTTTGAATATCATGGTAAATGTAATTATCTTTTTTTATCACGTTTGATGTCTCCTTAAAAAACTAAAAGAGGGAGCGGAGTATCTGGCAGGAAAAGGAGAGCAAAACCCCTACCGTCAACCCCGCCCCCAACTATTTAACTAGGACTTAAAATCAAGAAAGTCCTGTGATCATTCCGCTATCAGCGAAGCTTGTATGCTTAACTGAAAGTTCCCCGATGACCATGTGCTTGTCGCTATCGCCATTTTTGGATAACAGTGTGCGAGAGAAAGGACGCAACACACATTGCTTAAACATTGTCGGATCAATCAGGTACGCATTGGTCGCAAGATTTTCACGATTAAGCACAACCTTGAAAGTTCCGAACGCGGTCACAAGTACCGATATGGTATTGACAAGTGTCTGGCTTGCGCCGATGTCCCGCTCACGGCCAGTCGCTGATGCAAAGCCGCCAATGATTAGACTATCAGCAGGCTTGATCATTAGAACTGTAGGATCAGAACCGTTGGTGTAGCAAGTCTGGGCAAGTGTAAGCAACTTGGCTTCTGTCAGAGGATCGGTACTGTTTGATCCCGCATCTAAAGTTGTAGAAATTTGCTGATCGATTGAAGCCATCTTACGGGCAGTAGAAGCGTTAGTATTTACCGCTGCCTGAGAGACACCGACCATCGACTTTTCTACGTCTTTCTTGAGACTTTTTAAAACTTTTGCCAAATTATAGGCTGTCTCTTTCGCTCGCCCGTGGGTAGCCACTACGTCAGAAGTTGCAGATACTTGGAAAGACTCGCCAATGATCTGAGTGACGTTTGAACGAGAAGTGGGTTGACCAACTGCGGTCATTGAGGCATCAGCCCCTTCAACTAGTGCGGTAGCAGCAGAAGCGCGTAGGGAATCTTCTAGCCAGTCGAAATTACGAGCAGATACTTTCTCGCTTTTGATCATGGTTTGGAAAGGCGTGGCACTTGGAGAAATGTTTGCAATACTATTTGAAACATCCTCTTTTTTTCCAACCATTGCATATGTGGTTAAGGTAGTCATTATTTATATCCTGTTAAAAGTGAAAAGATTTAAAAATTAAAAAGGGTTATTCAACATCCCAATTAGCCATTAGCATTTCTGCAATGTCATCTAAATCATTACCTCCACTTGGGCTTTTCCGTAGTTTTTCTTGCGCCGCCTTCTGCTTGCTGATGCGTTGATCAGTTTTATTGGGCGGTGCTTTCTTACTGCGTAGAACCTTTGCGGGTGCTTTAGCTTTCTTAGATTTGGCTACCTGCTTCGACTTATCAAACATCATTGCTTTATGTAGCAACATGATCACGTTAGGATCGGTGTATTGATTGACACTCTCTGCGGGTAAACCACTTGTAATAGCATGTTGTCGAATGTCGTTGTATAACTCAGTACTCCATTCGGGCAACTCTTTCTGAAGAACCTCAATACAGTTCTTGGCGCTTTCACGCTGCTGTTCTGCTTGTTTGTTTTGGAGTTCTCCGTAAAAACTATTAGCCTCTTCTGTGAGGAATTTAAGATCGCCTTCTGCTAGTTTCGCTTCAGCGCGTAGTGCCGCAAAGTCATCGGGGTTCATTTGCCGTGAGGCAACTAACATATCGACTTCTGAGTAAGGCTTAAAACGCTCCTGTGCGCGAGACAACATAACTTGTAATGAGGCATCTGCACGTTGCATTGCTTCATTGGCTTCTTTCTTTTGGTTTGCTGTTTCTTGAGACTTTCTTGTGAGTGATGCTTCTTGACCGTAGAGCCGCTTGAGGTCTTTCAAAGATGCCTGCTTAGTTTCACCGTCAACTAAAAGTTCAACAAGAGTATCGTCAGACAGACTAACTTCTTCTGTCTCTTCTTCTGCTTCTTCTTTAGTTTCCGAGTCTTCTTCTTGAGGGTCTTCTTCAGTCTCAGATTCGTCTTCTTCGGTTTCTTCATCTAACTCAGTTTCATCAGATTCATCTACGTCATCAGTCTCTTGTTCACTTGTAGATTCATCTGTTGCCTCTAACTCACTTTTCTCAGATAGCTGATCTTCATCAGCGTCTTCCCAGCTTGCTAAAATGGCTTCTGCGGTATCATCCACACTTCCTGAAAATTCGCTTTGCACGTTATCTATAGACATAGTGCTACTCCTCTTCTTGATTAGTTTCTTTTGCATTTATTTGGTCGCGTACTTCGACTTGCTGTCTTAAAGTACTGACCACATCGGTTAAAGCGCGGTAGTGGTTGTATGCCTCTTCACGCTTTACGTTTTGATCTGGAGCCGAACTTAGAAACGCCTGGACAGACACATCTACTAGAGCATTTATCGTCCTAGTAAAAGCGTCTGTATTAAGTAGTATCTCTGCGTCCGAACCTTGCTGTAGTAAAGCTTCTTCTTTATCCATTGCTGCTCTCCTTTTAAGAACATTTGGTTTGTAAACGGATTATCCGTTAGGTGATGCGATAGCCGTGATCTCATCTGCTTGTTGTGCAAGTAGAAGTTCTGCGGTATCTATGACTTTCTTGTGATTCAGTTGTGCTTCACTAAGATCAACTTTGTCACTCTGTATAGCAAAGGTGTTCTCTGCTTTCAGACGCTCTAGTTCCAGCTTCATCTGCATGTTCTGGATATCCATCTTTGCCTTCATCTCGCCAAGTGCAGTTTGTCGCTCTTGCACCTCCAACTGTTTCTTCATTAGTTCTAACTGAAGTTCTTGTGCTGGATCAGGCTTTTCCTCTGGTAGCTGATCAGGGCTAGTTAAATACTCTGCAACATTCTTAATACCAGACAATTCCATGACCTTGGACATCAATTGAAATTGGTTCTGAGGGCTGTACATCTTTGCGAGATTAGGGTCACCTTGGAAAACTTGGTGCATAGCCATATACTTTTGACTTTCCTTCTCTTGCTCACCATAGCCAAGAGAAAGTTCTACAGTCACATCTCGCTTGTCTGCCCAGTCATTAGGGTTAATCTCAATGTACTTACCGCTGATCTCAACTACCTTTTCTGCTTCTTCATTTTCTATGACTAACTGGTATATAAACTGATACAGAGGTTTGACGAACTGCGTTGCGAAGTTTCTGGCTATAATTTTCTGACGTTGCTGTGACATGGTAGCCAACTGCTCTACCATCGCCGCCGAGTTCTGCTTTGAGACAGCATCTTTGTTTAAACCTTGCGACAAAGAACTTACACCCGTGGTCTCTTCCATGTTGCTGGATAGCATATCTATAGTGGTGAAGACAAACGGGTTCAGTGGGGATTGAAGCATAGGGGTGATAGCGTCTGGGCGAGTTACATTTACCAAGCCACCAACGCGGTTGTCTATCAGTTCTTTAGGGTTAGTGAGACCACCCTTCAAGACTTGATAGCGCGGGTTATTGGTAATCATTGCATGGTCTAAGATAGACCTTGTTAAGACTGTTCTGGCATTCTGAGTTGCCACCAGTTTGTCAGCAAAGTTATTGCCGTAAAAAGCGTGAGGGATCGGGAGCGGAACAAATGCAATGAATGGTTTTCTATTAACCTTCTCTTTTTCAAGAAGCACATTACCGGCTTTCATTATCTTATAGAGTTCTGCAACTCCCGACCCCTCAACGTCCAACTCCATGTAGACTTCATGTACCATTACCGTCCTAACTTGATCTTGGTAACCTTGACTATTGAAGCCCCTGTCAGCATTGATAGAATCGTGACGCGCCAACACTTCTAAGTCGGTGTCTAAGTCAACGTCAGTGTGATCGCCTATCTTGTCTAACAGTTTTTCTTCGTACCCCATTGATCGCAAGTCGGACAGTGTCTTCTTAGTACGATGGGCGCAAAACAATACGCTATCTAGAGACTTAGCTTGCGATTCAATCAGGAACTCTTCTGGAGGTATATTTTCTATTACTACTTGGCTAGTATCACGGGTCACAAGTATCTCACCGGATGTCAGCCCAAGATCATCTTCTTCTGTGTCACCTAGTTCAACATTGTCTTGAGCCAAGAGCATGTCAAGTTCGTCTTCAGTCAGGTTTTCAAAGAATTCAGATATAGTTTCTGACTGTTGCTGCCAGAACACTTTGGCAATGCCCACACGGGCTGTAAGGCCATCGTGAATTACTGAGGACATTACAGAGTAAAGATCGTTCTGCCTGTGTGCCACAAAGTCTGTGTAAGCAGAGCATACGGTAGCCATCTCTACGTCATCTTCGTTCTCTGGCGCAAAGTGGACTATCTTATTTCCCGCAGAGAAGGTCTCTAGTAACGCAGCCCGCATCGACTCCACTGCATTCCAGACATCCAAAGATACATATTTGGAATTACCATCGTGGGTTGGCTTTGGCATGTTGCCGCTGTAGTACTCCATGACATTTGCACGTTCACGGCTCAAGGCGCTGTCGTGGTAGCCAACTGAACGTCCTACACTTTCATCGCACAATGCAACTATCTCTGCGTCAGAGAGTTTCTTGTAGTCCTTTTTCTTAGCCATAAATTTAAACCATTTCTATATAAAAATTATCGGTGGATTCGACAGGAGTCCAAGCACCAGTGTGAACGTGATTGGCAAGAGCAAGCGCCATGACACAATCGTCATAGCAACCAGCTTCGGCCTGCATAGCGCCACTTTCGGTGACTATATAACTCAGCATTTCGCGCAGCGTGACTTTGCAGTTCACCTCCAACTCTTCACCACGCATTGCTGCGCGTAGTTGGTCTATGATTAAAGGTTTTGTCTTCTGAGTCGTTGTGAAACCTAGCTTTGTAGTTTCTCGATCAGTAATTTTGTCAAGCTGCTGCTCTGTGTGGAAATTGGGGTACGCCATATCTTTTCCCAGGCGGGTACACGTTAGAATTCCGTGGCTGTTATTCTCGACACAGATGTATGCCTCGTTGTAGTAAACACCTAGCGCATACAGAACATTTGCGAAGTAGTCGGGATGTACATGGCCTCGCCACGTTGCTACTTGGCGTTTTTTAGAGTCAAGTATCTGACACACAGAATAATCGCCGCCCCGCACTCCCATAGCGACATCAGCCCCAATGACGTACATTTCTCCATTCACATGGGGTCTATAAGTACTAAGTTCACCACGCGCATTGTTGACAAACTCCTCGCCTTCTAAAGCGAGTCGTTCTTTGAGGTCTTGGGTAGTCTTTAGATTCCGAGAAATCTGCTCTGGATTAAATACTGGACGGCCAGTGGTCAAGAATGCTTCGTCTGGCTCGCTAGGGTACTCCTGACGGAATAGATCGATACCATTCTGGGCTATCTTTCTACGGCGAAACATTAGCTGCTCATTGTCTAAGTCATATAGCTTTGCTAAGTCTTCTTCGTCAGGAGTTCTCTCAAAGTTCTTCGTAACTGGTTCACGGTAATCAACATCAGTAAACCAAGGAATAAAAACAGGAACATAACCATTGCTACCATCGATAGCACCACGCCAAAGGTCAGCAAAAATGCCTGTTGCACCATTCGCAGTGGACTCGACAAAAATAGCCGTACCCTCCGAATTAGGGACTGCTTGAGTGAGTCCATTCCAGTTATCCAGTGCGGTACTCTTCTGCCAGAACGCAAGTTCAGAAGCATGGACATGAGTAAGCGTTTCGCCGCGTCCAATACTTTCACCGCCTGCCGTTGCAACCACAAAACTACTATCGAGTACGTCAAAATTCATCTCCCGCCTGGAACTATACTTTGTGTGTGGTTTTAAGATGTCAGGACAATGCTCATGGAAGCGTTTTGTCATATCGAACAATGCGCGAGTAGAATCGGAGTGGTGTGTGATCACCATTGCTTTACTTGCGGCCTTCTGACTCACCGCAAAATATAAATAGCCGCCTGTGTAGGTAGATAAGCCCTGCTGCCGTGCCTTTAAGATAATGACACGGATTTTACCTTCGGCGGCTAGTTGGTCTTCGACTGCGGTGTTAAGTATTATTTGTGCAGAGTTTAACTTTAGGGGGGATATGTTGCCGAGTTTGGTTCTTATCTTGAGTGCGGCGTTAGAGTAGTAGCCGTAATCAGTTAGTAGTCTCTTCCGTACTTTCGCTATTTTCTGGTGCATCGGGCTGCTCATCCTCTTGCAATAATGTCGCTAGGAAATCTTCTGCTCTAGATATCGAGACATCGGATTTACTGGCAGGCTTACTTTTTGTGAAGTCCAAAACCAATCGTGCAGCCGCTAGGCGCTCTCTTGTCTCGCCAACCAGTCGCATTACTTCTACGGCAGTGGTCAAGGCTTCCTTTTGGTATTCATCTTCAATATTGAATTTATTACTCATAATCTCTACTACCTTTTTTGCGTCAAGCTTGGCTTGTTCACGGAGTGGTGCAATGGTCTCTTTACGGTGGCCGTCAGGCACTCCCTTTGGCCGACCTGCGTTTTTTTTGGGCTTGTTTGACCACTCTTTCCGCAGCGCCCTGCCCTCCGGTGTTGACATCAGGGTCTTGAAGTAGTTGTTCGGCCTCGCGTTTTTGGGGTGCGTTAGCGCCTTTGGAGGGGACACTGCTCGTTTTTTTCTTGGGGGCTTTTGTTGTTCCATCGGGCGTTTTATCCTTTAGTATTTTTTCTATGATCTGCCTAGTGTTTATAGAGGAGGTACACATCATTTCTGGTGGTAACTCTGAGCGCATTTCTTTAAGAATGTTTGTGCGCTGCTCTTTGTCTAGGAAAGAACTTTCTGTTACTTCTTGGATTGCCTTTAGGTATTGGACTAAGTCCATTGCTTTAGTTGACACATAACTCTCCTTATGTGAATTTTTTACATGGGTGGAGGCGTTGGTGCTGGTGGCGGTGGTACTGGTGGTGGTGGTGGTGGCTGACCGCCCCTTTTCTCTTGCTGTTGCATTACTCTATTTTTGTAAGGCAAGAAATAAGTAGCCAGATGTATCTGCATAACACCTACTTCGAGCAACTGCTTATGTATCGCCTCTAAGGTGCTGACAGGGTCTTTACCTAGATTATTAGCCATCTTGTTAAGGGCAGCGTCTAGCCTTTTCTTGTCGATCATTGAGACACTGGAGTCTTCACTTAGCTGCTTCTTTAAGTCCTCAACTATTGCGATATTGTCTAACCTGCCACGGGTATATCCTGGCGATTCTTTCACACCCCCGCCAGCTAGTAAGATTTTATTTAGTGTGGCTATGTCTTCTGGGAGCCTTACTCTACGCTTACCAACAGTGTCAGGGTTTTGGTTGATGAGTCCATTGATATGCCTTAAAGCACCGAAACCGGAAACCTTCTCACCGTATTTCATACTTTCAATTAGGTCTTCCATTTCTTGGCGTATAGTCGGGTCTAGATTAGGGTCTTGAAGTTGCTCCTCTATTGTAGCCTCTAGACCAGCCCTATCCATCCCAGTGAATCTCTCGTAGTAACCTTGAGGTGACTCTGGGTTTGCGGGGGCGTTGTTCTTATAGTTGTAGTAGTGCTTCATTCTTTCAGCAGCTTTTGCTTGCCTAGACTTTTCTAAGGCTGCGGCATTAGCTTTTTTAGTAGCTGCTAGGTTCTTGTCTGTCTCACCCATGCCTGTTACTTTTCCGAAACCATCGCCGCCTTTGTTCTTCGCTATGTAACGCTTAACTTTTGAACGCCTACCTGTAATCTTGTCGATCATACGACCACCGACAAAGATAGCTGCTTGTGGAGCCAAAGATGCACCACCTGTACTCACGGCAAGGCCAGTTTGAGTCGCACCTTTGATAGCATTGGTTACGGCTGCTTTACCAGAATAGTTGGAATTAGTCGGCATAGGGTTAGCCAGATCAGTGAACTTAGATACACCACCGACTAGACCATCGTTCCACACTTTAGTCTGCTCTTGGCTTTCTTTGACTAAATTTATTAGACGCTTACCGTCTGCTGTTTCACCCACTAGGCTTTTGAGCAAAGATAAGTCACTTGAGCCAACCACTGATTTGGTTTTGTTACGCGCTTGCGCCAACATAGCTTTAATTTTTATCCTATCTGCCTTTTCTTGGGAAGTTAGGTTTTTGGCATTAGGGTTAAGGTATTCTTTTAGAGAAGACTCTAGGTTTTTTATATCTGATCCTATAGCTACATGGGCTGCGTCTATCAGCGCACGGACACCCTTAGTTGAAGTAGTGTCAAGATCATTCATGTCATAGGGGTTACCGTTGACATCCCCGTCACGCTGAAGAGCCTCTAGACGCTGTGCGAAAGTAGATTGAGCAAGTCGATCACTCAGACCTGCTGGCTGACCTCTTACAAGAGCGCCTGTGGTAGAGGCTGCTCCCATGACACCTTGGGCAGCACCAGAGTTAGTGACACCTAATGCAAAACTTTCTATGCCACGATCTAGTACTTCATCCTCCGTGTACTCGCCGCCTCTAGAAGCTGCACCAGCCATCGATACGCCTTCTTGAGCAGCTTCAGTTAAACCTTCCGCAGTAAATCTTTTTGCGACTTGGGCTGCGGCTTGGGCATATCCTTTTTTAGTAAGTTCGTCAGTTATTTCTTTGCCTGTCATTTTCAATAGGCGTGATCTAGGTATAACTTTACCAGCACCAAACTTGTCTAGTAGCCCGATTAATATTCCTTGGCCGACAACTAAAGCGGCATCGTAATCACCTACTTTCTCTTCTTGTTCAAACGCAGCTTCACCCGCGCCCATAGTTCCGCTTCCAGCTAAAGTCGCTATGCCTAGTACGGCAGCGGCTGGAGTAGATACTGTTGCAGCAGCGGCAGTAGCAACACCGCCTATAAGGGCAACACCCCCAGACACAGAGTTCTCTGCTGTCTTTTCACCTAACCAGCTAACGGCTGATGCTACGCCATCTTGGTTGAAAGTATCACGAAGTGACTTAGTGTGGGTTGGGGCATAGCCGCCCTTGGCGAGGTCTTGGTCTTGCTGTTCAACTACTGAAGTTCCATAGTTTTCTAACGGGGTTGACCCCACAAAGCGGCCTGCCGCCTCAAGACCCTTGCCGCCCATCCTCTGCGCTTGATCTACAGAGTACTGGAAAGCATTGTCTTGCTTGGGTGCAATTTGTCTCATTGGGCGCATAGCCGTAGAGGACTGAGTCGTTGCCTGGGACTGCGCGGCTTGCTCTGCTCTGTAGGCGTTAGCCAAGTTCTGAGCGTCCTCTGTGTTACCCGCTTTGTCTGCGGCAGATAGTGCATTATAAATCTGAAGCAGACGCTGGGACATTAAGTAACCTCGTTATTTTGGTGGGTATTTAGCTAAGTACGCTTCCAACTCTGGGCTTAGTGGAGCATCTTCATCAACAGCGTTTAAATAACGAGTCCCCGTTGAATCAAAGCCTCCTGAAGCTACTTGGTTCATCTTAGCCGCAACATTTCGCTGCATAGTCATCCAGTCGATCCAGACTTCCTCCGAATCCGTAAGTTTCGGCATCGGGGACAAGAACAAGTCCATCTCTCTGTTAGAGATAGCACCTTTGGTCTGCTCAACTTTCGTTAGCGCAGCATCGACTCTTTGGTCTTCCAACCTTAACCTCAGATTAGCATTACGGTCTCCCGTTGCTCTGTCCAATAAAGCTCGACCAGTACCGTCCCAGAGGCCAGTCACATTGTCACCTGCTGCTGTAAGGTCATCAATGAGCATGTCTAGTGACCCAATGCGCTGCTTTCTCTTAGAAAATGACTCTTGCTTTTCGATAGCGTCTTTCTGAGCAGCAGCATTTAAGCGTCCAGAAGTCATCCGTTGAACCCTTCGATTCTCTTCATTTTCATAGGCTTTTTGGTCTGCTTCGTACTGCTGCATTTCCATAGCCCTGTTCTCATCTTGAATAGCGCCCCAAGTGTTCGTACCAGAGTTAATAGACGCAAGAGCGCCGTCAGCAGCAGAACCTGAGATAGCCCCGCCTACGCGCATGAGCATTTCTGACATATCAATCTTTTGTCGAGGAACAGAAAGTCCTGTTGCATCTCTCTTGTTACCTGTGGCCGTACCAGATCGGTCAACACTGGCTGCTTCGCCAATGGAGGATAAGATACCGTCTTTCTTACTATTACCTGTACCAGTAGCGGCTACATAAGGCTCTGTGGAAACTGAGGTATCTGTAATATCTGTGGACAGTACACCTGAATCATCTGAGTGTTCTGCGCCCTCCATTACAGTGCCGTCTGGCATCACATGGGTCTGCTTGGGGAGCAGATGCTCATAGGGGGCTTTGCCTAACTGCTCAAGCGCACCAGTATCCATGTTTCTTTCGGGTAGCTGATTAGCGTCTAGACCGTATTGGTTTAATGCGCCAGTACCTGTCTCTGCCCGAAGCCTGTCTGAAATACCTTGCGACATTGGTGGATTAACTACACCAGATTCTGGTATCGAGGATTGATCAAGTCGCGCATTAATTGGGTCAAAGAAATCTGTTTCACCCTCTAAGCCTAAAACGCCTCTACCAAAGTTTGTCGCGCCTTCCGCTAACCCAACTAAATTACGACTTCTACCTAGCGCCCCCAAGGACGGATTGTCCTGTAAATATTGCACACCATCGCTTACGCCTTCACCAACACCGTATGCAGTTACATTTTGTGAAAGAGCGCCATTTTCTCGCCTGTCTTTTGCTACGCCACTGGCGTAGTCGAGTACAGGGTTAGCTAAACGAGAGTATTTATCCTGACCCCCTTGGAATTGTGCATCTCTGCGTATTTTCTTTTCTCTTTCTTCCTGCTCTTGCTGCAATCTAAGCTGTTGTTCTTTGCGAGACATCCTTGGGGCTAGTGGTGCGCCATAGTTGACAGCGTCACCCATCATTTTATTTAAAAAAGCCATTAGTGTTTCTCCTTTTAAGCGTAATTGCTGTAGTCTTTACCATACCCAGGAGGTGCGGGGGACGTTCCTGCTGGCGGTATGCGGTTCTGGTAATCACCATAAGCGTTAGCCATTTGCATACCAAAGCCAGCACCTTGCATAGCACCGCCAAACATAGCAGCGTTAGGACTAGCAGTTACCTGCACAGGATTCTGAGGAGATTGGTACTGTGCGTTACCTAAGATTCCCTGCTGATACTTGATGTTCTGATCTAAGCCAAAGTCACGCTGGGCGTTGTAGTTCATCAGGTTGTCGTTATATTGACCTTGCTCAAAGCCCTGCATATTGCCGCCAGCGCCAGTCATAAAGTCACCCATCGTACCCATTGAGTTGATACCTTGGGAATACGCATTAGAGACACCATTGTTAGCCATAACTTGGTCTTTAAACTGTTGATTCTGTTGCCCTAATGACTGATTCATTAGCTGTTGATTGATGTCTGACGTAACATCGGCTCTACGATCATCATAGCCACGGTTAGCAATTGCATCTGCCACACCAGCGCGGGAAGAGTTTATATTCCCTGTGCCGCTTGCGTTTTGATTGATGCCTGTCAGGGTATTCTCTTGGAGATTACGCTTGTCATCCCGCATAGCAGAATTGACTAACCCCTGCGAGTTATTCATGGCGTAGTTTTGGGCATTGCCCATGCGATCAGCTTGGGAGGAGTTGTATATGTCGTTGGCATTCTGACCAAAAGCTTGACCACCTTGGGTAAGGTTATAAGCACCCTCTGCACCAGCAGCGCCCATGTTACCGATATAGTTGTTACCTTGAATCTGCATATCATTTGGGCCAGCATACGTCTTTCCCGTGTAAGCGCCTTGGCTTTGGGAGTTCTGGAGGTTGGCCTCTGCTGAATCATAGTTACGTTCTATGTAGGGCTTTGAGAAGCGGAAGGCTTCGGCTTGCATTGCTGCGGCTTCTCTTTGAGCGGCTGCGGCTTGTTTTCCTGCGGAACGTGACGCTAGTCCACCGAGTATCGTTGAACCTCCTATTATTGCTGCTGAGACAAATCCCATTATGTATTCTCCAAAAAAAGTTTGAGGTCAGGTTCATCAAGCCCCATAGATGTATAAGAAGGGGCGATTACCTCTTCCTCCATTAGTTCTAATTTGTCTTCACCCAGATGTTGGGTGATATGTACATTGGTGAGGATGGAATCCTCTACTGCGTAAAAAGCCCGTTTTGCGCCAATGGGAGTTACCCATGTGTGGGGGGCTTTCATATGTACTTTTCCAGTGGACGAGACAACCATTAACTCTCCTTTTAGTAGGAACGTCATGTGTGAATGTCTATGGATTTTGCCGACAAAGGTCATCCCTTTCGGAACAGTTAGTTCTCTTGTATAAATGCCACAGCCATACTCCGGTATTGCGTCTGTGTAGAAATGACGCAGAGAAGTTTGGTCTATGGCACACTTAGTCTCACCGGAAGCCACGGATTCTACTATCGTGTTCTCTAGGTGAGTTACTGAAGCTTTTAAGGAGTCATGCACACTAAGGTTAGCCATAGTGTGACTCCGTTTTAGCTAGGGGGTGAAGGCCAGACTATATCGTTGATCGATACACAGTCAGCGTTGTCGTTAGGGACATTGCGTAGGGCTTGACGGTAAGTGATCCAAGCAGTTTTTACTCCAGCATTGAAATTGACATCTGACATTTGAGTCCAGTCAGACTGTCCCAGTTTTAAGTCTCGCTCATGGCGAACATGCACCCAAAATCTTTCGGCGTTAAAAGTCCAGGCATTGTCCACCCAGTCTTGCCACTGATTTACTCTGGCCTGCCTGTCTAGCCACTGGCCGTCAGAGAAGTATTTCGTGTTCATCAAGTCTTGGGCATCAGCCGCTGTCGCTACAGCTTTTGCTGTGAGGCCGTTGTAAACTTGACCGTCAACATAATCAGAATCAGCACCCATCGACATTACATGCTGTACTTCGCCATTCGCTGAGACAAACGCATATTGAACTGCCATTTGATATCCTCCTAGTTTGGGTCGTAGACGAGCATATATGTGAAGGTTCCGGTTCCTGTGGCTGAAGCCCCATTTCCGAATAAATATTTATGTTCTACAACAATGTATGGAGTGCTTGCGGACGAGAAAAAATGATATCCCAAGGTAAATGTTTGTGCCGCTGAGTTCACTGGGAAACCAATCGGGGGGATGTAGTTCATAAGCGAACCATTGACAACCGCATAGATTTTATTGAAGTCTAAAGAAGACGGCGGGGTGTAAGTAACCGAAGAACCTATTGTAACTGTACCGACCGCCAACAATCGGACACCTGTCATTCTGGTTGCGGAAAACAATAGTGTTGAGCCGTTGGTATCGTATATGTCTAAGCCGTACTCGCCCGATGAGGGGGAGCCTATGCCAACTGATTGATTTTTTAACAGGGCAGTCACAATGCCAGCAGTATTCTGAAAGTTTTGTGAGGAGGTCGAAGTCTGTGACCCGTAAAATCTGTTCAGAGTACCTATCGCAATCGGCACATACCCGCCCGAAGTGTAGACCGGACTATTCACTGGCCTAGCTAGAATTAAATCACCAGCGGCATACCCGCTTGGTGGATACGCCATCGCTGAGTATGCAGAAGTCGTTACATTTTTTAGCTGAGTATTCGGGTAGGATTCATTCGTATCTAATTGCTTTCTCCCGTCAGCGTTAAAAATCTGCATTCCATATGCCATTCTATTAACTCCTAAAAACGTAGTAAGAAATACTCGTAGAAGCTGGCGTTGATGCTGATGTGCTGTATCCAATTCTCAAGTTGTTTGTAGATTTAGTGTAATACCAGTCTTGAACAAAACCGGAAAACAAAGCTATGTTTAGACCTACTGTCCAGCTATCATCATTAGCCATTCCGCTTATAGCGATATCCACATAACTGTTTCGATTCACCGTCACAGTACCATGCGTCACTAACCTTAAAAGGCGATCAGTGTTGCCCACGATTTTCTTCGTGCCTGCTGCGTTAAACACTTCCAGACCGTAAGCCATTACGAAAGGTTTCCAAGTTTAACTCTGAGTACATTACCAGCGTCAAAGACGGACATGACATCTGAGTCTATCTGGAGTCTTGCGCCGCTGGCTGCACTTCTAATGTTTTTTATTGTGGCGTAACCACCGGAGACACCGAAGACTTCCACTCCAGCTTGCCCAGATGCGTTGTTGGGGTTAATGATCTTAAACTCATCAGCTATGATCTTAAATGAGCCAGTCGTGCCATTGTTGTTTTGAGAAAACCCTGTGATGTATCCGTTGGAGTTCAGCTTAACGCCGTACTTCGCCAGTAGAGTGTTATCCGCTGCTACTCTTGCCGAGGCTTCAGCCGTCACGGAAGCAGAGACACCGTTTACTGTGGATGTGAGCGAACTGACAGTACTCGATAGAGCCGAATCTGCCGAAGTCCTTATAGTGGCCTCCTGGCTAATCGCTGCGGTGTTCTGCCCAGTCGTAACTGACAGGGCGATGACCTGCTGCTTCGCCTCATTGACACCATCATCGACTTCTTCGGTCTGTTGGGAGTTGGTGTCAAAAGAGTTCTCTAGGCGTTGGAGTTCACTGTCTAAGTAAGCACCCAGAGCATAGAGGTCTTTGGCAGGGTCTTTACCTAGTACTGGACGGGGGTGGCGCTTGTAGCCAAGGATAGGTAGGGCTGACATAGCTACCTCCTTCCAGTTGTTGTTACATCCAAATCGAAACCAATGAAGCTAAAGTCTTTATCATCGCTGACAGTCATTTTGTAACTCAAGTATCTCCCTGCGACTCTAGTGTCCAACTTGTAGTCGGTAGAGCCATCGAAGGTAATGCTAGTGTCGTACACGGTAGCATCGCCTAATAAATTAGAAGCACCAAAAGTAAAAGTGAACTGCTTATTAGGGTTACTAGTGTCTACCTGTGGGAGTATCTTACTGATGACTTTGTAGCCATTTAAAGAAGAAAGTTCATCGAGGTCTATACCCTGTCTCTCTAGGAACGGACTCTTGTTAGCTTCCGTATCTAGCGGGAAAGCGAGACTACCAGCGTCACTTAAATCTAAGCCGTATAGCTTGGCAGAAGTGATACCATCTACGCTGTTAGTCTCTCCTACAAATAGGGAGTGCAGGTCATAGCCTGCCTCTTGGGTATAGTAAGTGCCGCCCGTAGTCGAGTAGACAGCAGGGCTATTAGAATAAGTCACAGATGAACTTACAGTACCCATAGTACTACTTGAGACATTCGGCATATCCATGAATGACCATGTTTGTTTCTTATAGTTGAATACAGCGGCTCTGTTACATCTCTCGCCACTCTTATACTCAGCCATATCGTCCCCCGATACATAGCAGAACATTACTTCGTCCAACTCAGGGTTGTGGTGTGCAAAGCATCTGTCAGTCTTGGCTGTGTTTAGGCCACCAAAGATATATGCCTTTACGCGCTCATCACAAATTGACTGTCGTGTATGGGTGTCATGGATATAGATGTCATCGTGGTCAAAGACGTAGTGTGTGCCTTCGACTTCTAGTATGCAGTTCTGGTTGATTACGCCACATTCACTGTAGAGTTTTCTAAAGTTATGGATGAACGTACCACCCACAAACTCCATAAGCCAAACTTGATCCTTAGAGTAAATAATGAAGTTAGTACCTAAAGTAGCCCCATCAACAATACCTGACTGCATCTGGACTAGGTCATTGAAACCAGCCGACTTAGTGGTGTCTGCTGCGTCCCATGAGTCAGGGACTGCATTAGCCAAAGCTAGGTTGGAGTACCGTACTCTAGAGGGGTAGCCCACACCATTCTCCGTGATGTTTAGGGCTAGAAGGAAGTCACCATAGGAGCGGACTGATTCAGCCCTCCATGTGGAGTCCCAGTTTGGGAGTACCGCAAAGTTAGTACCATTATTAAGCATATAGGCAGGTACTTTGTCTGACCTGTTGATATACGTTATGTCTGCTAAGTTAGTCCCTGTCATGGGAGTGTTACTAGCAGAAGTTGTCGAAAGACTACCTTGGGCAGATGACACTGAGCCATTCTGGTAAACCTTAAACTGGTAGGTGTCTGAGACCATTACTATGGACGCAAATCCACCCCCGTAGACACCCTGTATGCCATAGGTGAATCGGGGGTTAAACCCCAGGGAATCTTTGATCTTACGGAACACAGGGGAACGAGCCACCTTACCCTCATCGAACCTTACGTTCTTAGCCCTAGAGAAACCATTCAGCGGGAGGGACGCTGGGCGTATGTCGGTGACTACACCTATATCGCCTACATCTCTAATCTGGGGCAATTTCATCGTGGGTATATCCTCGCTCTTTCTCTATAGATATTAAGCTGTTCTCTTCCACATGTGGACTACGATGTAAGGCTGAAGTATCGGGTGAGCAGTGCCGCCACCAGTGGAGTTAGTGTCTGAAGATTCAAAGCTACTCTGGCCATCTTCTGCACCAGCAGCACCACTACCTCTAGTATTCTCTAAGTTAATACTGTGGGTGTGCGCTGGCATCTCCGCGATGGTCAACGTGTGGGTATTAGAGCCACCTGTTTCTTCTACAGTGTCAAACTCTGTCTGAGAGTTATCGAAACCTGTCAACACCCTACCCGCCCCAAACACTGCCCAAGTACCACCAAAGTAGGTTGCTGGGCTAGTGGCTACCACAGAGGTATAGATGCTACCCACAGGGTATACAGCCAGTAAGGTAGCCGCTGTAGCTGATGCTGATGCACCTATAAGAGCGCGTACTTCCGCAGCAGTAATGCCAGAGGCTAGGGCTGGGGTAGAGCCATTGGTAGTAATAGCTGCATCTGCTGCACCTATGAGGGTCTTAACTTCTGCACCAGTGATACCAGTGGCTAGGGAAGGCACAGAGCCATTAGAGGTGATAGCCGAAACACTAGCACCAAACGAGGCGTTCATCTCTGCGTGGGTAGCCGTAACAGCCCCAGTCACATTAGGGAACGTGGCCTTCAGTGTTGCCTTAATTAGCCGTAAATGATCATCAGCCTGCGCTAGAGCATCAGTAGCGGCTGGGTTAGACGCATTCAGACTGTCGATGTAAGTGCCTGTTTCAAGTGCCATGAGGGGGTGTTTCCTATTGCATGTTAGTAAAGGGCAACAATGCCTGTCGCTGTAGTGCCTGTTGCCTTAATGATAGTAGGACGTATAGCCAGAGGGACTCCAGCCGCTAGGTGAAATACACCTACAGCACCATCATCGCCAACTACAGTCACAGCACCCGCTACAAGGGCAACTATCTGTTTCGGGAGTAACGCTAGGGCAGTGGTGTTATGGGGGGTTATAGCAGCCCACCGCCGAGAGGGAGACTCTATGCCGTGGTAGTGCGTTGAATATGGGTCTTGGGACATGGGGTGTACCTTTTAAAAGGGGTTACTTGGGGGGGAGACTCCTCTGCATGAAGAAGCCTAATAATAACAATAGCAACAAAGGGGTTTAACGGTCTTTTTGAATCGCCTAATACATTAGACCCACGGGGTCACTTTTGGGCTAGGGAACCTAAAGTTTCTACCTAAATCATCCAACTCATTGATATACATCAGGTTATTGATCAGGGGATTAGTTAACCCGTGGCCGTTGG